ATCAAAACGACACAAAAAAATGAAATCTAAAATCTCAAACAGCGACAGACGGAGCATGATGAAGAGTGCATGGTCTATATTTAATAAAGGTATGATGACTTTCTCGGATGCGATGAGAGTCGCTTGGAAGTCGGTGAAGCTGAGAGCGAGAATGAGAACAGAGGTGGTGAGATTCACTTTCAGGAAGGTTGACGGAACGGTCAGGGAAGCCCTTGGGACGCTGATGAGCGACTTCATGCCTGAGACGAGCGGGACGAGCAGGAAAGACGATTACACACTGCAAACCTATTTTGACGTTGAGAAAGGCCAATACAGGTGCTATTCGATAGTGAACTTAATCAGATAACCATAAAAGAAGGAAAGCCATGTTAAAGCAGGAATTTGAAGACAGAGTAAAAATGAGGGTAAGTGACGAGGAGTATGAGAGTATCAATGAGGTGTACAACAACTCGGACGTTGACAAGGACGAGTTCTGCGCTGCTTGGGTGAGAATCAACAGGAAAAGGGTCAACGCCTACATATTGGCTGAACGTGAACGGGAGAACAGGATAAAGTTCATGGACAGGCTGAGAGACATTCTGTTCACATACAGATACAAGCACAGCTTCATCACACCAGCGGTGGAGGTGATGAGCAAGAAGGATGTCAAGTTCTGCACGGATAACGGCATGAGCATCACCTACGACAACAGGTTCAGAGAAATCTCAACGACAATAAGCGATGTTACAGGCTGGATTGAGAGCAAGCTGGAGAGTATGAGACAATAGTATTAACCATAAAAACAAACGAGCTATGAAACGACAGAAGTTTATGACAAAAGAGACGGAGAAATGGATGAAACAATATCCGTTGTACTCCCAAGACGGCAAGGCCGAGAATGCCGTGATTACGGCAAAGTATTTCTTCCACAACTTCACGTGGTATGTGATGGAGTGGGACAGTGACGACACGTTCTACGGGATAGTGTCAAACGGAGGAGAGTGCGAGTACGGGTACTTCTCCGCAAAGGAGATGCAGCAGGTCAGGGACAACTGGGGACTGTATGTGGAGAGGGATATATATTTCAGGCCACAAACGGTTGAGGAGGCATCAAAAAGCGGTGAGTGCTATCTCAAGGACTTCGTTGAGAACTTGAAGCGACTGAGAGAGGTGTATGGCGAAAGCGTGAATTAATATCAAGTAACAATAAATACCGAGTAAAAATGAGTACTTTAACAAAAGAAGACTTCGTTGAGATAGTCTGCGACAGATTCAGACATGAGGCCATTATGATTGCACAACAGAACACCGATATTGACACGGCTGACAAGCTGTTTGTGATGGCGATTATCAAGCTGTCGGTTGGTGGGATGATGAACCATCTGCAAAGTGTGAAAAGAAGACGTGAGAGCACAAGTAAACAAAACGTACAATAATCAAACCAACAAAAAGCAAAGTTATGGAAACATTGAATTTCAAAGAAGAGAAAGTACAGGTCTTGACATTTGACCAGTTGAAGAGAACCCACAAGGAGAATGACATCACAGGAAAGCCGTTGAAGGGCATCTATCACTACGAGCTGATTGAGAATATAGCTGACATACTCCTGAGCCACAATCTGAGGATGCAGGTGGATGAGATATTCGCTGCCCAGAACAAAGACCGCAACCAGTCTGGTGTGGTGGTGCTGCCGCAGGTTGAGGAGCAGTATGGACAGAACGCTGTGGAAGCCCATGTATTGAGAAGGGTGTTTGCGAACATCAGCATCCACAACCTTGACACGGATGAGTTCACCTCAAACCTCGTGGCCACATTCCATCAGAACGGAATACAGGTAGGATTCGGGAACATGGTCAAGGTGTGCCACAACCAGTGCATACTCGGAGCCGACAGGGTTATCTCGAACTACGGACGGAACGGCATGACGATAGAGGGCATGTTCAACACGATAAAGGAGTGGGCTCAGAGATATGACGACATCATCATGCCAGAGCGTGAGACACTGGAGAGGATGAAGGGTCAGGTTGTGGAGCCGCAGATGTTGCTTGCCATGATTGGTGAGCTGACAGCGATTAGGGTTGCTCACGACACCACAAACCAGAGCATCAAGAGAAGTGGAACATATCCCATGAATCAGGCTCAAATCAGCCAGTTTACAGAGGACTTGCTGGTGACGCAATGCAACAACAACAGGATAACCGTTTGGGACGTGTACAACGCAGCCACGGAGTTATTCAAAGCGGACAGGATGGAGATTCCGAATGTGTTGCCGCAGCACGTGGCGATGGTTGACTTCCTGCAGAAGTATATGTAATGCACAGGCATTATTTTTTGATTCTTTTCTTTCCAATGGTGGGATAGTTGTAATGACTATCCCACTTTTTTGTTGCTTTCGTTGAATCTGAGGTGATTCTGTGTGCAAAATGACACAACCATACACCGTGTCGGAGAAAACGTCTGAGAGGCTTTGAAAAGGTTGCAAAACAACAAGTATGTAAAAAAATGCAACAAAAATGCGTTTTTTTACAAAAATTCTGATTTCAGAACTCAATATTCAGAAAAAAGAAGTATTTTTGCAACAAGTTTTGATTATGAGAATTTTAGGCTTTTACATCAGCAGAGTAAAGAAAAGCGTGGACGCTGTGAATGTGGCGGATTCCGTTATTGACAGCGGAAATGTATATTCATTCGGTGATGGTTTGGTGGATGGCGACTTCATAGAGGCATTCAGGACGCTGCCCGAAGTCGCCTTTCCTGTCATCTATATCATCTCAAGGATTAAGAACGCTGACATTGTGCTGTGCAGATACGCTGACGACAGCGAGGTATGGAGCACGGACAGGAGATTGTATGGAGACGAGAGGCTGATAGCGTCAAGGGTTCGGCAGATACTTGAAAAGCCTAACTTCTATCAAAATTTCAATGAGCTGACGGAGCAGTATTTCCTGCAGAAATATCTCACTGGAAGCGCATTTGTCTATGCTCAGGGCTTGCTTGACGATAAGAATATATGGAAATACACATCCTCGTTGAGAGTGCTCCCAACGAGGAATGTTTATATTGATGTTAATGCTGGCAAGACGTTCACGATGTGTGACAGCTATGCCGACATGATACGGTATTTCAGGCTGATGGACGGTGGTGTCACAAAGACAATATCGCAGTCACACGTGATGTTTACACGGGACATGCAGCCGCTGGAGAATGAGACCAGAATCAAGGGACGCTCACGGCTCGTGACACAGAGAAAGTGTATAAAAAACCTTGCGGAAGTGTATGAGGCAAGGTTCAACATATACAACAAGAGAGGCGCATTGGGTGCGATAGTGAACGGAAAGCACGACACGGATGGTACGGTGGCCATGACTCCGAATGAGAAGGACAACATCAGAAAGGAGTTCCAGAGGACATACGGTATCACCGGCAAGCGTGACCCGTACGCATTGATAGACGTTCCAGTAAACTTTGTGAAGTTCGGTGCGAGCATTGCCGAGTTGCAGCCGTTTACAGAAAGCCTGTTGGATGCCACACAGATTGCGGCCTTGTTCCAAGTGAAGAAGGAACTGATACCGAGGGACGGCAACTCAACGTACTCGAATCAGGAACAGGCCGAAATATCGGCATACAACGATATGGTGATACCAGAGATGAACTCCTTCTTGGATTCACTCAGCACGTTCTTAGGCTTGAAGGACGCTGGGGAAGGGTATTACCTGAAAGCCAAGTGGGACAAAGTGGAGGTGTTGAAGAAGAATGTGATGCAGAAGGCCAACAGTGACAAGCAGGTGCTTGTCGGAGAGCTGATGAAGTTCAACAACGGCCTATGCACATTGAATGACATACTGATAGCGATAGGCAAGGAACGGAAGCCTGAGCCGCTATATAATAAGACGAAGCTCGAAATGAGCGCAGAGGAATTGGTTGAATTATCAAAATTAAACATCAATGGAAAAGATTGAACAATTGAACATTAAGACCAAGTCGATGGAGATTGGCGGTAATGAGGGCGAGGTGACCATTGCTGTCAACGGCATCGGTGTGCTTGACCATCAGAACGACATATCCATGAGCGGGAGTTTCGACAAGACGCTCAAGGAGAATTTCAAGAATATCAGGCACTACCTGAATCACAACTCGGAGCAGCTTATCGGCTGTCCGATTGAGGGTAAGGAGGAGAACGGGAACCTCGTGTTCAAGAGCGCACTTTGCCTTGACACGGAGCTCGGACGTGACACGTACGCCCTGTACAAGCTGTACCACAAACACGGCAACACACTGCAGCACTCAATAGGCTGTACGCCCATCAAGAGGGATGTGAACGACAGACGGAAGGTGTTGGAGTGGAAGCTGTTTGAGTTCAGTACACTGACCAAGCTCGGGGCATGTCCAGGCACCCATCTCATTGACATCAAGTCAGAGGACTTCCAGAAAGACCCGAAACAGGTTCTGGAGCTGTTGAAGGACGCACGTCATTTCAGAATGTCCGACAAGATAGCCAAGGAGTATGACGTTACGGCAGAGATGCTGGAGAAAGCTATGGACGGAAGAATGAGACTGGCGCAGTGCGAGTGCGGCCTGACATTCGACTATGACACACTCAGGGAACATAGCCTTGAGGAGGATGTCAAGGAGGAATACAGAGACTGGCTGAGATGGATGGCCGGTGACATCGCAAGAGACGAGGCAAGAAAGAGAGAAGGCGAACTGAGAGAAGAGGTTGTGAACCTTATCCAGTCAAGAAAATCACTCTTGGACACCGAGAGATACGTTATCTGTCCGAGATGTGGCAGAAGAATCTACGATAGTGACATTATAGTATTCAATGGAGGTAGCATTGAGCCGAAGCCGCAGGGTGGCACTTCGGGTAGTGGAGCCGCATCAGGCACTTCATTATTCAGTGTGGCTGACATTTTGGTATAACTTAATCAGTAATCAAAAAATCAGAGAAAAAATGAAAAAAGAGGAATTGGAAGTTATCTTGAAAAGCGCAATCCCATTCGAGGAAATGACCGAGGAGCAGAAGAAACAGTACGCTACCCTTGAGAAGCAGTTTCAGGAAAACGTGAAGAAATTCGGTGACGAACTCACCAAGAGCTTCGAGGCAGAGGTTGAGAAGCTGAAAGCCGAAATGAGCAACGAGGAGAAAATCTCCGAACTGCAGAAATCACTTGACACCATCACCGCTGAGCTCGAAAAGAGCAAAGGCAATGGTGACATGACCAAGGAAATGGAGGAAATGAAGTCAAACATTGACAGCCTCCAGAAATCACTGGACACCGTTACCGAGGAAAACAAGGCCTTGGTGAACGAGATGGCCAAAATCAAAGAATCTGGTTTGACACGTGAAGAGCGCAAGAAAACCTACGTTGACCTGATTCAGGCCGCCATCATCAAATCGGCAAGCAGAATCAGCGAGATGAACGCTTCCAGAGAGACCTTGAACCTCACCCAAGAGGTTGCAAAGGCCGCTGAGGATGTGACCACTGGACACATCACTGGCAGCGTGAGCGGTTTGGCTGCTTTGGCAGGTACCGAACCTGAGGTTGCACGTGTTCAGAGACGCACCCCGTATCTGAGACAAATCATCAACGTGAGACCCATCACGGAAGGCGTGGCCAAATGGGTTGAGCAGGAAGCTGGCGAAGGCAATGCCGCTCCTACCGCTGAAGGCCAGACCAAAAACAGAGTTGACCAAGACTGGGTGACCAAGACCGCCAAGGTTGAGAAAATCACCGCCTACACCAAGGCCAGCGAGGAAATCATGGAAGACATTGATTGGGCTGCCGCAGAAATCGCTAACGACTTGGCAGAGAGACTGCTCTTGGCCGAGGATGCCCAGATTTACGGTGGCAACGGCACTACCCCGAACTTGAAGGGTTTGACCGCTTTCGCTCCCGCATTCACCGTGACCGACGCTGTGAACAACAGCTTCTACCATGCAATCCCCTACGCTTCACAGATTGACGTGTTGAGAGTTGCAGTGGCACTCATCGTGAGCAATAACTTTGTTCCGACCCACATTCTGTTGAACCCCGTTGATGCTGCCCTGATTGACCTGACCAAGGCTGCTGACGGTGCATACGTCAACAAGAGCATCAACGACCTGTTGAAGAATATGACCGTTATTGAGAACACTGGCGTAACCGCTGGCACGTTCCTCATCGGTGACATGAGCAAGTCCAACTATAGAGTCCGCAAGGATTTGGGTCTGATTGTCGCAAGAGACGGTGACGACCTCATTAAAAACCTGTTCACCTTCGTGGGCGAAATCCGTGGTGCACACTACGTGAAGAGCAACCATGTGAACGCATTCATCAAAGGCACCTTCGCTGACTGTATCACTGCCATCACTGGTGGTGCGACCACTCAGAAAGTGCAAATCGCTGGCCCGCTCAACGAAGCCGAGGATGCCGTTTTGATGGAATCCAAAGTGAACTAATTGCGACTCAGCAACAACAGGCTGCACATTGTAAACGATAGTAGTAATCCTTAAAAAATCAATAGTATGAAAAAAATCGTAATGTTTCTTTGCTTGTTGGCATTCACCATTGTTATGGTGAATGCCTCTGAAACACAAAACAAACGTTTTTGTGTCTCGGACAATGTTGAATACGTAGTGGCGGTTGACGTTAACGAGTGTCCTG